GATACCTTACGGTATCCTCAGGGTCAAATGATCCAATGAAGCCGTTACGCAAGCAGCGTGTTACCACGTGAGAGCAAGGCTTCTCCCTACCATCTTGCATGTTGGAAACCAACAATTAGATAGCAGAAAGCGAAACACTCATGCCACCCAAAAAGATCCAAGTCCAACCGAGAGGACATAAACCGGTAATTTACAAAATTATCAGAATAATAGTAGAGCTCGCGGACACTTTTGCACGTGCAGGAGGAAAATACACCTCCTACCTATGCTCCTTCGACAAATTCCATAATTCATTTCTAAAGAATGAAAGATGCGAAGGTCGGACAGAGACGATCCGAAAGTTTAAGGAAATTTATCGAGTGGCCGTATTTGTTTCGTTAGGCCTACCGTTTAAACCTTTACCGTTCACCTCGGCTGATAAAAGAGGGATTCCAAGATTGATCAAGCCCTTTGCCCCACTACTTCAAGGAAGTGTGTGGGACAAAAGGATAGCTTTGACGCTCTTGAGAGTTTACACTCTTAGAACATCGTCGCCAAAACCGGACGTAAGTCCGATCGTTGATCCACAAGGAATTGAGGCGCCTGATATAACAGGCTTTACGAATTTCGTAAAGGACAAACTATCCCGCCAAGACCTGCCTGAGTCAGAGACTCAATGGATTTTCGGTGCCAAATCGGGACCGAATGGTCTTTCAATAGCCTCATCGCATTTAGATGCTTGGGCTTTAAAAGACGCAGGTTTAGCAGAGACATGGAGTGACCTTGCGAATCTTGTCCGCAGTCCCATGAGGATGTCATTCAACAATTGTATCCACCATTACCAATCCAAACCTGGATTGAATACGGGGAAACTCTCATTCATCCCTGAGAAAGGTGGTAAAACAAGGACGATTGCGATCATCGACTTCTGGACACAACATTTGTTCAAGGGTTTTCATTCTCAATTAATGGGAATGTTAAAAGTCCTTGACACAGATGGAACTTACGATCAGGACGCCGCGTTCGAGCGTGTGCTGAAATGCACACCAGGAAAAGCGACATACTCCTTTGATCTTAAGTCCGCGACCGACAGATTCCCTTTCTATTTACAAAAGGTGGTCTTGAGTCGCTTATGGCCAAAAGCCGAACCGCTTATATCGAAGTTGCTAACCGACCGATCTTTTAAGATGAAAGGTGTTGAACAACAAATCCGATGGGCTGTAGGACAACCGCTTGGTTGTTACATGTCTTGGCCTCTCTTCTCACTGACACATCATTTAGTAATACAGTGGTGTGCGGTGGAAGTGGGAATCCGCGATCCTTTTAAAGATTACCAAGTATTAGGTGATGATGTGGTTATATGGAACACGCCAGTCGCGAATAGATACCAACTCTTCATGAAAGAGCACAATGTGCCCATTTCATTAGAGAAGAGTATCATATCCGGCTCAGATATTTCCGCCGGGGAATTTGCAAAACGCTTATTCCTTAACGGACAGGAAATATCACCGATCTCTCTACACTTGATGAATCAATTCGGGAAGAGTATTTATCACTTCCCTCAGTTGATGAACCAAATTGTATCGAGATGGAAAGTACCATCCTACCCCTCTGAACTTCTCGCATTATCTTTACTAACTTGGATCCGCCCCAAAGGCAAGATGCATCTCCAGATCTTGACAGGCTTTTCAGCCTTCTTGAAAGGAACGACGCAATGGCCTTGGTGTGGATTAAAAGAGGACACGAGCACCCTTTTTCAAGGGCTGTCTACGTACTTCCTCAACAACCAAGCAGAAAAGATCTTCAACTTCAAGAAAACCGGCGCGACAGGGCTAAAAGTAAGAAAGTTAGCCCACGTTAAGGAGAAAATGAAGGAAGTGGGGTTAGTGGTTCCAGACTCACTACTTGTAGGATCCTACGACGACGATTTCGAACCTCATCCGATTGTGCAACTGGTAAACGCCAAAAATAGGAAGCTTACCGAAGCCGGTATTAACACCGAAGGTTCCACTTGGGAAATTGCTGTAGGGGAGGTCAGTTCATTAACTGACCCTTCCATAGCAACCATCAAATTAAACCGGATAAAACCCTTGAATGATCTAATAAATTATTTCAGACTTGGGCGTGATCCACAGGTTACGGGAAAGATAGTCTTAGACTATTACTACCGCAAACTGCACTCCGATACGCAAGTATCAGTGACATAACTGTCCACACTTCTCGAGTGGGTAATCTCGAGTCGTATCTCTCCTATTAGAGGATGCCTTAAGG